ATGTTTAGCCTTTTTTGTAAACCATTAACAGATTCGAACTGTTATCTCGAGGCAGCCTCGATGTTACCCTAGGTGGTATTCATTCCCACTTACACCAAATGGCTTACTTTTGCTCTTATTCTCTTACCCTTTTATTTCGAGCTAACCTGCTATCTTAATGAGTATTTCGAGGGTACAGGTTTTTCTAGTATTATTTTGCAGCGTGTACGTCTGCTACTTTTGTAGTGTCTACTTTTGCAGTATCTGCTTTTACAGTATCTACTTGAGTTGTGTCTACAGTTGTTGCTTCAGTTGATTCTACTTGTTTACAGCTTGTTACTGTAATTGCTGCCATAATAGCTAATGCTAAAAATACTTTTTTCATTTTTTATTTTTTATTTGATTTAATATACGAAACTAATTTTTATTTTCCAAACTTTTTTAGAAAGTAACTGAATATATTTCTCTTACTACTGTATTACTTGGATCAAAGTTTGCGGGAAGTTCCTTAGCTACAGCTAATTCTAGTGAGGAACCGTTTTTAATTTCTACCCATACTTCCTTGATCAATTTTGCAGAAACTACTTTATTATCTTCGTTTCTTTCTACTGTAAATACAGCTGCTTTTACTTGCTTTACCATGTTATTTTGATTTGTTATTATTGTTGATATTGAATTATAATCACTTCCGTTACTGTAACTTAAACCACTTCCTCCGTTAAGAGGTGTTGCCCAATTACCGTCAATATAGGTATTGACTGTTCCATTACAGTTTGTTGTAAGGGTTGTTGAGGCATTTGTGCTTAATCCTACTGCTTGACTATACCCTAAAAAATTTGTTTTATCGTTCATAATTTTAAATATTCTTGTATATTAATATTTTGTGTTTTTTCTTGGTAATGGAATTCAGCATGACAATTTTTACATAATAAAATACATTTTTTCATTTCTTCTAATACTTTATCCCACCCTTTTGATTCCCCCTGCCCTATTTGAAATAATTTTTGGGAAGGGTCTAAATGATGAAAATCTAATAAGTAATGGCGTTTTTCATTGCATTTAGAACAGCCTTTACTTTGTTTTTTAATTTCTTGTATTTTATTTATTTTTTCAAGTTTTGTTTTATTATGAGTTTTATTCCAAGATTCTTTATTTTTATTGTAATTAGCTCTACCTTTTTCTTTTCTACAAATTTTACAATAAGTATCTAAATTTAAAGAATTTCCTTTATGAACTCCAAAATAATCATGAGTGGGAGGGTATATATTCTTACATATAGTACATTTTCTTCCTTCTTGTCCTTCTATTACTCCTCCTTTATCCCATAGTTTTCTTAATTCACTTCTTTTTTCTCTTTTATCTTTATTTATACATACTTTACAATATAATCCAAATCCTGATTTATCTGATTTTCTATGAGGAAAGTATTCTAAAGTTTTAGGTAAATTTTTATTACATTTTTTACAATATCTTGTATCTTTTATATTAAGGTTATTCATAATGGAGATAATTTTACATTAGTTTTATCCCCAATAAATATTGCAAATTTTATTTAGAATTAAATTCTTTACAAATTTCTTCTACATAACTTTTTACAAAATCCCAAGATACTAAGGTACCATCTTCTTCAGCATATTGAAGAGGATCTTCTAATCCTAACTTAATGAAAGATTCAATTCTCTCAATACTTGAACCTGATTTATAATCACTATACCAAACAATTTCACCTCCCCCATTTCTCATATCTTCCATAGTTGAACCAGGGTAGAATACTTTTATGGGTGCATAGCTAGTGTTAGTTCTGGAGTAAATTTCTTTATAATTTAAACCTAATTCTTTACAACATTTAACACCATCTCCAATTACCCCAGTTTTATCAGTTGAGTTATAAGGAGCATAATAATCTACTTTATCTGAATCCCAGTTCCCAATTTTAAATGCATGTTCTAATGCTACTTTAAATTCTTCTGAACAGTCAGGATAGATTCCAGTTTGAGTTTTATTGTTAAAATCCCCCATATGAGTACCTAGGGCAATTTTACATTCATCTCCTGTTCTTTTAACTATAGATAAAGCTACAGCATAAGTTATAGCAGCAAATATAGCATTACGATTAGGTACTACCGTAGTTAAGGCATTTTCATGTGCATAATGACCTTTCTTCATCTCCATAGAATCATTATCTATAAGACCACTTACTAATAAATTGGATAAACCATCTAATTTAATTATTTGATGTTGGATTGGATGAAACATGGGTTTCCCACCATCTTCCATCATTTTGTTTTCCAAACTATTCAAATATTCTACTAATTCAGTAGCTCTTTCCAATTCTATTTTATGCTTTTGACCTATATCAAAAGATAATGCGGTTACTTCATAACCATCATTTAATAATCTAAGTAATAAAGAACTACTATCTGCTCCACCACTTAAACTTAATACAACGTGTTTTTTAGACATAATTATAATTTAATTTGTGCCAGGTATTAATAGGGTATAGGCAAACCCTTTTATAATTACTTTTTTTGTTCTCCTTCATATACTTTATTTCCAAAATATTCATCTAAAAATTCTCTACGATATAGATGTACTAGCCCTTTATAAGCAGGATTTTCAATATGTCTTTCTTCAATTGTTTCTTTTAGTGCAGCCGCAGTAGCAGCTACTTCTGCTCCTAATTGTTTTCCGGCTGCTCGACCTAAATAGTCATATAATGACATCATGTAAGGTTTTTGTTCTAATGTTTTTTCCATAACTGGTTCTTTGATTAAATTAATAATTTCTAGTACTTTTTCTTTTGAAAAGGTTTGAGCAGGAGATAATCTTACTAATAATAATACTAATTTTTTGTTCATTTAATTTATTTTTTATTGTAAATTTAATATACGAAAAATATCCTGCTACTCCAACTAGAAAAGCAGAAAGGTTGAAAATATGGGGATGATTTTCCCCACAAGCCCCACAAATATGATTTATAACTTCGGTCATTTTTTTAATTTTTCTAATTTCCAAGGATGATAAATTACTTCAAAAGTTTCATAATTAATCTCAGCCATTCTTTGATAACTGTATCCAAACCATCTAAGTGGGCGATTAATTAATTGTATTAAATAAAACTTTATCATTTTTGACAAAATTCTTTAAATTTATTTACATTAAATATAATATCTTCTAATTGAGAAGACAAATCTTTTTCCATAAATTCTTCAATTTTTTCCTTAGGTTTTTCTAATAAACCTGTTTCAGTATATTTAATACCTAAAGCACCACAAATAATGGGATTTGAAGTATCAACTGAATTAACTAGATTAGGTACTGCATCTCTATAGAATGTAAATTCTTGGGGTGTTGATGCTCCTAATAAATGAATATAATGGTGATCTTTAATTACTTTTTGTTGTAATAAGTATTGAATTAATAATACTCTTCCAACAGATTGATTAGCTAAAGCATTTTCTGAACCACCTAATTCTTGGTATACAATAGAGGAATGATTGAAGGCAAAATGAGTATAACCCAAATCTACACATTGTTGATACAATAAATGTATATCACTCACGGTTTTTCCTTGCAATACTACCATTAATTTAGTACGCATTGGCATCTTGTATTGTAACCAATGTTTAGCGTTTTTAGCCGTAATTGTTGAATCATTCCATTCATCAGGAACAATAAAGATATCTGGTTTAATTAAATCAATTTTTTCAAGTAGATCTTGAGTAGTGTGAGAATAACCCTCAAATAAAGAATTATCCATTATAATAAATCTATCTCGTTCTCTAGAATCTAAGAAATATTGCCTATATTCAGGATATTTATCCATAAATACCGGAAGACAATAGTCATAATCTGACCAATTTATGTTGTGTTCAAAAAGAGAAATTGGTACTTCGTGTGAAATTTTAATCATAACGTGATTGTAAATGTTTTAATGATGGGGGTAATTGAAATTTTTTTGGTGGAAATTTTTGTTGTAAATGAATATACAACTCCTCTAGGGTACCATCAAATTCTCCCATTAGAGTTTTTATTTCATCTTTAGTTATTTTAAAATTTTTAGTAAATTCAATAACAATAGATTCTAATTTATTATCTTCTTCTTTATAATGATCTTCTAATAAACGTTTTCTTCTGGAGCGAAGTAAAGAGGTTTCTTCCACATATCTCCCCATATCAGAGAAACCATATTTGTCATGAATTTTGTTCATTTCGTGCTCACACCACATAGCTTGATAATTGTAGTGGGAGTAATCAAAATCACCATTTTTAATTCGATCTAGTAAAGGAGATTGTTTAGGTAATGGAGGTTTAGGATCATCATACATTCTCCACCATCTAAATTTATTGTAATTTAGTTTACGTAACTTTTTGAATTTTTTTTCTAACTGCTCTTGTGATAAAGGAGGATTATACATCATAACTTTTATTTTAATATTTAAATATAATAAGGCTCTCTTAGAGAGCCAAATTTATTTTATCTTAGAGCAAAAAAAGCTGTGAAAAAGGTAGCAACTCCTGTTGTTATTTTCCAAAACACATTACTGTTTCTTTTTTGTTTAACTTCTTTAGTTAGATCTTTGGTAAGTTTATCGTACTCAACAATTTGTTTATCTTTCTGAATAACCATATATTCTAATGTTGAATTTTTTTCACCAAGTAAATCTATCATGATTATTCTTAGAGTATCTCTTGTTTGAAGTTTTTCAATTTTTTTATTAAGTAGTTTAACTTCAAATCGACATTCATCGTATCTAATTAGATCCTTTGCAGCTTCTCTTAATGTTGTATTAGGGATGCAAGTTTTTGTTGTATCTACTTGAGAAAAACTGTTCAAGCTCAGCATTAGAAAGATTGTTAATATTAGCAACTTTTTCATTTGTTTGTTGTTTTACGGTTATTATTGTTTTATCTATATGTTTTATTTCTTCGTTTACTGTAGTTACTTTTGTTTGTACAGTATCTATTTTTTTATCGATTTGCTTATTTACAACTTGTGCAGAATCTATTTTTACTTGTATATTTTCAATATTATTTTTGTACCCTTTTATGTCCGTTTTAATTCCGTTAGTAGTAAAAATTAAATAAACAAGTAAAGCTGCAACTATATATAAAACTATATTACGGTCATTATTCTTTAACATCTCTTGTTTGTTTTATTTCTTATCTATACTTCCAAATAAACCCACCTGAGGATTTATTCACTCCTCTACAACATCCTGAGATGTCTCCTCGTTGTATTTTTAGAGTTTCTCCTGCTTCTTTTACGGAAGACCATTCTCTAATAAATATACCTTCTTTTGTAAATTGTTGAACTGCTTTCATATGCTTTTTACCTATTTCACTATAGTTAGTATTGTTTACTTTCTTCTCATAATCAAAGTTGAGTGTTCTTTTAGCATAATCTGTATTAAGTACTTTCTTTTTATAATCAGTATTAGCTGTTCTTTTAATGTAGTCTGTGTTTTCTACACGCTTTCTTATACTAATCTTTCCCTCTTCTGTGCTGTTACGTTGCAAATGACTCTTACTCAACCTATCTCTTAATTCTTTAGACATAAGTCCTGATTTATCTTCTGTCTTAGTTAATTTACAATTTAGACCTTCTTCTAGAACATTATAGAAATCTTGCCAATATCTCTCCTTTTTATTTAACTCGTCAATAGTGCACTCTTCGAGTACTTCAAAAATATGTGAGGAAAACCCATACTTCTTTAGGGAACGGTACAATTTTATTTGATTTTTACAGTCTTGTAATTTACTGTAATTCCCCTTTCTTCTTTCTATATTAACACTTTGCCCTATATAAATTCTACCTTTTGGATTTATTATTTTATAAATACCTATCATATTAAATAAAAAAAGGAGAAATTAAAAACAACTATCTAGTCCATAGTAGGTTTTTAAAATCTCCGTAATGTTTTTTCTAGGTAGGACTAGTACCTGTTATTTAATATAAATATAGTAGAAAAAAATTTTTATTAATATTTTTTAAATATTTTAAATTTTCCTCTCACCCTTGTGCTTGTCAAGCCTATCTAGTATCTGAGTTAGTAATTCATTATGTACAATGCCTACCATTGAGGCATTTTTTAGTATTGAGATTAGTTGGAATACTAAAAACGGTGCCATGATTGTTTCACTTAACCAAGAAGTTCCTGTGAATCCTTTTTCAATAGCAAGGATGCAAGCAAGCATCACTGTCCAGAATCCATAGGTTCTTAGAACTTTTAACGCTTTACGTGTTTGGAATCCTTCCCTTTTCATTCCCGCCCATACTCCAAAAAATCCATCAGCAAAAACAATTACACCAACTGCTAGGAATTGTTCAATATTCTCAGCAGTAAGGTTAAAGAAATAAGTGCCTACAAAGGCTAGTAATGTTGACATTGATAGTGTAATTATTAGTCCTGTTTTCATAACACTATTTTACGTTTGTTAATATTGTTTTTTTCTTCTGGTAATACCTGAAATCTATCATCTTTTTAGCTTCTTTTTTTTCTTCAATTGTCTGGTATTTAGATTTTCTAGTTCTTTCATATGGTTGTATTTTTTCAAGTATTACTTTATTTTTATAAACCCATTGGTAACCTCCTGCTTGCTTTTGTTTACCTTGAACACAACTATCAATATCTCCTTTAGGATTATTTCTGCGAGCTTCCATTATACTAGGATACTCTTTGATAAAATTTCCTTCTAGATCGTATTGTAAAATAACTTTAGAACGATCAGGATGATTGATTTTAGCTAAAGTTATTTTAGGATTAGGACCTAACTTCTTTCCAGAGTTCCAAGAGGGAATACCTCCTATATGTCCACCTCCTCCGTTGTTTTGGTTTAATAAATTAAATCCTAAAAATTTAAAATATTTTATCCAAAAAATTTCCAAGGGCTTCCAATCTTTAGAACTAGTTGAGGATATTTCATCTATAATAGTAAATAAAATATCTTTTCCGTATTTTTTCTTATGTTTCTCTTTACGAGATTTGGGGTTAATAGTTTTACCTATATAGAATTTATCAATATCCCCGTAGCAATTTTCAATTAAATAGATATATGTTATATTTATTACCGTATTTATTGTTTAGTCGATAATAAATATCAAGAGATTAGGGATTCATATGAATCCCTTTTCTACTATTTTACATACTCGTAATATTTCTTAGTTAATTCATTACGGTGAGATAATCCTATGGTCCCACCATTAATTCTTCTTGTTAGGGCTAAGATAGCAGCATCGTTAATACCTCTATCACAAATAGTCCAAAGTTTATTTCTGTCAAAGAAAAACATCGCAGATTCAAATGCAAACTCTGTAGCAACTAAGTCTGGGTTAGTCATTATCTCAGGCTTTCCTAGGTACTGAGCAAACGCTGTGTAATTATTCTTTCCTGTTAATTGGAGTGCTCCTCTACCTCTGAATTTCCACCCATCACCAGATTTTTCATCTCCGTTACCCATTCTAGATGCATAAACTCTATTTGCAATCTTTTCAGGATTTCTAGCATAAGATTCTTCTAAGTTACCTGGGAAATATTTTCCAAAGATCTTTTGAAGACCATCTGCTGAATAGTTTAAGTTTTCTGTAAATAACTTGAAACCTCCTGTTTCGTGTGCTGTTTGAGCAAAGAAGTGTGCTGCTCTAACTGGAGTAAATTTATAAAACTCCATTGCCTTTCTCATTGTACCAGGACCGAATACTCCATCTGAAGTAGCTCCTATTTTTGTCTGTAAACTTTTTAAACTCATAATTACTTTTCTTTAGTAAAAATTTTATCCATTGATGCTAAACCTAATGCTCCAAAAGCTAATGCAGTAGCTGCGTTTACTAATTCAGAAGAAGGCTTTATTGATTCATGGCTAAAAGTATTCGCAATTAAAGCTGCACATATACTTAAAGCTGTTATAATACCTACAAATCTTTTAGAAGAATAGTTTCCTTTTTCATCTTGGAAAATTTGAGAGATAAACTTTTTCATAAGCTATAATAATTAAGTTAAACAATATGTAACTAATTTTTACAACTAATTTTTACAACTAATTTTAATATGCTGATAAATATGAAAAGCCTTGGTTTCCCAAGGCTTGTTTTTAAATTTTAAATGAAAATTGTTTAACCTTCACACGAAACACATGCGCTTTCAGCAGTTCTATTTAAATTATCACCACGTAGTACTGATTCAGTACGTAGGTAATATAATGTTTTTATTCCTAGTTTATGTGCTTCTTTGTGTACTGTACTAATGAATTTAGGAGTATCATTAGGATCAAAACATAAATTTAAAGATATTGCTTGGTCTACATATTTTTGACGAATAGCATTTTGTCTTACTAAATCTAATTGATTAATTTCTTTAAATGTTAAAAATACCTCTTTTTCTTCTTGAGATAAGATATAATCAGGTAACCCTAAAACTGAACCTTGATCTTTTAAAATTTGATCCCAAATACTATCAATGTTAAATCCTTTAGATTCAAGTAATTGCTCTAGTATTTTATTTTTCTTAATAAATACACCTTTAGCTGTTTTTAAGTTATAAACATTAGCTGGGATTGGTTCAATTGAAGGTGAAACACCACCTGAAATATGAGCATTAGATACAGTAGGAGCAATTGCCAAGTGATGAGTATGGCGTAATCCTGTTCCTTTGCACCACTCTGGTTCTCCATATAACTCTGCTTGTTCTTTAGAGGCTCTTAAAGCACCTTGCTCAATAAATTCAAACATCATTCTAGTATAAGTATCAGCAGGAATACCTGTAAATGGTAAGTTTTTAGATTGTAAAAATGTATGCCATCCTAATACTCCTAAACCAATTGCTCTACCTTTAACGGCTGAACGTACAGTGTTTTCAAAGAATTTAATGTTTTTAGCACGATCGATAAATTCTTGTAATGCCCCTTCTAAGAACCACGTAGATAGTTCAGGTAAGTCCATTCCATTTTCAAATTTGTAATCTTTCCATTCATCCCAACGAGCTAAATTCAATGAAGATAAACAACAAATAAATGAATGTAATTCATCTGTGTAAAGTGCAATTTCAGAACAAATGTTCGTCATTGTTACTTTTAAATTATTGTTTTTGTATGGTTGAGGGTTAGCGTTATTAACATTATCTTCAAACATAATGTAAGGTTCACCTGTCTCTAAACGTGTTTTTAGAATTTCACCCCACAATTTTAATGATTTAGGATCTTTTTCTTCAAGTTTATTCATAAAAACATCATCAATTATAACACATTGATGAAGATTCAAACATTGTCTATTAACATCACCTTTTGGCCTTCTAATTCCTAGAAACTCTTCAATATCTGGGTGATTGATGTTTAAGTTAACTGAGGCTGCCCCTCTACGTACTGAACCTTGATTAGTTGCTAAAATGGTTGAATCAAAAATTTTAGCCCAAGGCACAACTCCTTCACTTACTCCATTATCTTTGATTGCTTTACCTCTACCTCTAATACGAGATAAACCAACACCTACTCCACCACCTTGAGATGATAATCTCATTAACTCAGAGTTAGAACCAGCAATTCCTTCAATTGAATCTTCTACATCAATACCAAAACATGAAATAGGCATACCTCTTTCTGTCCCCATATTTGATAATACAGGAGATGCTAAACATAACCAATTTTTAACCATTGCTTCATAAAAGAAAGGTTGTAAATCTTTACGTTTTAATCTTCTTGCTGATGCTTTACTTACTCTTAAAAATGCTTTAAATGCATCTTCTTCAGGTAAAAGATATCCTTTAGAGATAATATCTAATCCTATTTGATCCATCCAATTAGGGAAATTTTTACCTTTAACCCAATGGGTTGTATCTACGTGTACGCTCATATATTTGTTTTAATTTATTTTATAAATCTGACCAATCTGCTATAGATTTAGCATAATCAGTATTTCTTCCCGCAAAGAAATCTTGGTGTGTTTTGCCTGATGTTAAGTGACCGAACCATTCCATTTGTTTTAATAAATTTGGATCAATATCATTGTAAACAGCGTGATAACCTAATTCAATCATTTTTTCATTTGCTCTGGCTTTGATGAAGTTTTTCAATTGGTCTACATTTAAACCTTCAACTGCTCCCATTTCAAATGCTTTGTCAATGAAATTAAATTCTAATTGTACTGATAAATGACAAGCTTCAGTTATTTTGTTTCTTAATTCATCAGTGTTTAATTCAGGTTGCTCACTTAGTAATGTTCTAAATAACCAACAACCGGCTTTAGAGTGTAAAGATTCATCTCTCACACTCCACTCCACAATTTGCGAAGTACCTTTCATTAAGTTTCTTAATTGGAAAGACATTAAAATCGCGAATGAAGAGAATAAATTAACACCTTCCGTGAATGCAGAGAATATAGCTAAAGATTGCGCTCTTTCTTCGATAGTATCATTAGGAATTGATAATAAACGTTCAATTTTAGCTGCTGAGGCTTCATCTTCTAAAAATGCAGCAAAATCTTCTAGTCCTAACTCTTCATTTAAACGAGCATATGCTTGAGCATGAATTGCTTCAAATGAACCAAAAGTTGAAGTCATTGCTACAATCTCTGGTTTTGGAAACCATTTTGATACGTTTGATGACCAATAATCATTTACGTGTACTTCAGTTTGTGCAAATGATTTTAGGATATTTCCTATTAGGTTTTTTTCTGATTCTGTTAATTTTAGCTTCCAGTCGTTTAAGTCTGATGCTAGTGGAACTTCACTTGGTAACCAATGGGCTCTTTGTTGGTTTTCATAAAATTCAAAGGCTTCAGGATATTCGAAGGGTTTGTAAAATACTCTTTGTTTAGTAAGCATAATTTATAATTTATTTGATTTTTTCCTATTTTCGGTAATTGTTAAAGGTTGGGTATTAGTATAATGAAAACTACCATTCTTACTTAATGGTATTATATGGTCAATTTCCCAATAAGTTCCATAATTTTCCCAAGTCATATTTTCATCAAATTGTTTTTCTAAATGTAATTTATATTCTTGAATAGAACAACCTAAATATTTAAGGGTATTAGATATTTTTTTATGGATATGATATGAAATCATACTTTGAATATTATCTTTTAATTTAAAGTCAATATTAGAATCTCTTAAGGATTTTTTATACTTTTTATCGTATTTTTTTCTCTTCTCTCTATTTTCAGGAACTGATATAAATTTTTTAAATGCTTTATTTTTAATATTTTTATGCTTTTCCTTATTATTATTAATCCATATTTCAGTATACTCTTTTATTTTTTCTTTATTCTTTAAATTCCATTCTCTACACTTTTTATAAACTTTATCTTTATTTACATCTTTATAGGTTTTGAAATATTGTTTTTTACAATCTTTACATGTATTTCCTTTAATATAAAATTCAATTAATTCTTTTTCAATATTGCACTTAATACATACTTTCTTCATAATTTTTATTTTATTATAAATATGCACTAGCCAATGAAATCTTAATAAAATTTTATTTTAAATATATTTGTTTTAATATTACTCTTTTAATTTGTTCTTTAATTAAATTATGATAATTTATTCCTTTTAATTTACTTTTAATAGGATATTTTTCTTCTTGGAATATTAGAGATGGACTTTTTTTAAAAAATTGTGAAGCTTGATATATTTTTACTTCATCTATTTTATAGAAGTTTTTATTTATTATCCATACTTTATCATTCTGTGAGTCCCATTCAGTATAGTATCTTTCTCCTAAAAGAAATTTCCATCTATCTAAAAATGATTGATTAGAATATATTCTTTCATGTTGTTCAGTCAATCCCCCAAATCCTAATAAAGGAGGATAGTTATTATTTTTTATAAAATCATTAACTACTTTAAAAGAAGTAGAAGTGACTTTAATAAAATTTTTAGTATCTTTTTCAGTTTTTGGTAGGTTATCAACCCAATACCAACTTACATCCCAATATCTATCTAACTTATATTTTTTATAATCAATAGGTGAATTATTCATATCATACCTAAAAATAAATAAAAAGTAAGCTAATTCTTTATTATTATTATAAACAATATATTTAGTATTATTTTCTTTTTTAAACTGTAAAGGAGTATCATATAACTCATTTAAATAATTTTGTTTATAATCTTGATAGAGTTTTTTAACCAACTCTTTATTTTTAGGTAACATAAATTTTTATTTTTAAAAAACGTGGTCATAAATATTATTCAGTATCATTGTTTAAAGTAAAGTGTTTGAACAAATCACTCATTGCATTTTTTTCATTAATTGTAATTCCTCCAAATGAAGGTTTCGAATTTTCAGCAGGAGATTCATCAACTATCTCTCTTTCATCCATAACAATGTGACCTGTTGAAGTATCAATTTCTGCAAAGTATGTCATACCATCCATTCCATATCTGTTTTTCATAATATGAAAACGTCCTGTACCTTCTGTTTTATCTTTTCTTAAACGTGATTGAGACATACCAAAATCAATTACCATCATTTTATCATAAGATCCGGCTGCTTTATCTCCTTCTACTACTTCATCTTTGGCACCTGAACGATTTACTTGTGATACTGACCAAACAGGTAAATTTAGTTCTTTAGCTAAACTTTTAGTTCCGTAGTACAAGTCATCAATTTCTTCTTTTCTATCTCTACTACGTTTAGAAGGTGGTTTTAATAAGTCAACATAATCAATTAAAATTAAATCAGGTGTAAAACCTAAATCTTTTGTTTTTTGAATATGAGATTTAATAGTAGTTAATGAAGCAATTTTAGGAGCATATTCTTTAATAATAACATTATCTTCCATGTCTTTTAAAGTATCTATTACTTTATCTTTATTAAAACCTATTTCACTAACACTTATATTAGTATAAAAAGCATCATATCTTTTACCAACATAAGCTTCACCTAACTCTAAAGTATAATGTATTACTTTGTAACCTAATTGAGCGGCGAATGCCCCTAAAGCAACTAAAGCCCATGATTTACCACCACCAGGTCCACCAAATATTAATCCAAAATCACCATTTCCTAATCCTCCTTGTAATAGATCATTAATTAAAGGCCAAGGTGTAGGTACAACTTTTCTACTTTCTTCTCTATATCGATCTTCAATATCTTTAACATATTCATGACCTAAATTCTTATCAGCTCCTGCTTTTAAAGCATTATCAATTAGTAATCTGATATCATCGTAATGACCATTTTTTAGTAAATCTACTGAGTCTAGTAAAGCGTTTTTTAGTAATTGGTTTTTACAAAAATTAGAGAATTCTTCTTCAACATATTCTTGATCATCATATTGAGTAGTATAAACTAATTTTAACTGTTCCTTTACAGCAGTTTGTAAAATTTCATTATCAATCTTTTTTAACTCTATTTTTAATGAATCAAGTGTTATAGTTGTATGATATAAATCAAAAAATTTTAATAATTCTTTTAAGATCCATTTATGACTAGGATTAGGAAAATGATCTTCATCTATTATATCTCTTACATTTAAGAGAAATGCTTTATCCTTTAATAAAGCATTAATTACTTTTAATTGGAAAGTAGGTCCATACTCTTCGAGTCTTTGTAATGTCATAACTTATTGTAATTTTATTTAATATAATATATTTTTTATTAAAAGCCTAATATTTTAGCACTTTTCTTTCTATTATCTTCTTTCCATAAGGGTTGGAGGTTAGTATAATGATTTAATACATAAATATCTTCTTCAGTTTGCGCTGAAGCTAAAGGTATTATATGATCAATTTCCCATTCACCATGATTTTCTAAAGTCATACCTTCAATAAACTGTGATTGTAAATATTGGATAAATTCTTCTAAAGTGCAGCCTAATATTTCTTCAGTTTTTTTACCCTTTTTATAACTTCCTTTTAAACAGTTTTTAAATGAAATTAAAATTAATGTTCTAATATTATGAGTTAATCTAACATCAGGATTATTTTTTATTCTATCTTTTTGATATTTTTTTCTATAATTCCTAGACTTTTCATAATTATTTTTAGTATAATTTTTATCATAATCAGGATTATTATCTCTCCAGTCTTTTAAATATAATAAAGTTTGGGATTTATTATTTTCTTGATATCTTTTAACTCTAACTTTATCACAGGATTTACAATAATTATTTTTCCCATCTTTATTAGATTTATTTGATGAAAAATTATCTAAAGATTTTTCAATTTTACATTTACTACATTTTTTCATTTTGATAAAGAAACCTATGATTTTCGGGGTCGCGGTCCTTACTCATCATAGGTTCTAAATTAATATTTTATATTTGCACCGCGACAATGCATGTATAAATATTGAGAAATTTACTAAGACTTATGAGAATATTTAGTTAAATATGAAAAGTTAGAACTTAACCAAAATTCTATGTTGGGAGATATTTGCCTTTCTAGTAAATCTGATTGGTGTAATTGTAAGAACCTTGTTTGATTTAAAGTATAAGGATCTTCTAATAATAAACTTTCTAGTACTTCAATATCATAATCAGGAATATTAGGGTTTTCTAATGACATTAATTGTTCATTTATCTCTAGTTGTTTTCTAAATAAATAAACATTGCCATAAATCCCATTCTCTTCATGCTTATCATGTCCCTTTTGAATAATTTCCTTTAAAGTTACTTTAGCATCTTCAGTAAGTTCAGGAAATAATTTAAATAATTTTTTAGGACCTAATCCTTTAACTCCAGGTAAATTATCAGAACTATCGCCCATTAATACTTTATAATTAATAAAGTTTTGGGGCCATAACCCATATTCATCAAATACCTCTTTAGGACCATAAAATTTTTTCTTAATTGGGGAATATACTTGTACAGTATCACTACATAATTGTAAGAAATCTTGATCGGCTGACATTATAATTGATGAATCAAATTTAGGAGCTAAATACCCAATAATATCATCTGCTTCTAATTTATCTCTGGTTATAATATTGATAGGTAATGTTTTTAAATAATCAATTAATCTTAATATTTGTTGTGATAATGAAGCAGATTCTTCTTCTAGATTATCAAATGAAGACCAATTTGTTACTCTTTTTAATTTACGATTACCTTTATAATCAGCATATAAATGTTTTCTATTAGTAGTATTCCCTTCACCATCAAAAACACAAATTACTCTAGTAGGTTGTACTAAATTAACCACATAAGCTAATGATCTTAAAAAACCAATCATACCCCCTACGTGTGTTCCTTGTGTATTTGTACTATTAATAACAGCAAATGATCTCAGGAAAGTATTCATACTATCCACTAATAAGACCCTACTATTTAAGTGTAGGGTCTCGCTAGTTGAATCTTCTTTTATATTGTTTAAAAGATCTTTATAATTCATAATTAAATTTCTGATGTGTCAATTCCTACAAAATCTGTATTTTCTTCTTCAACGATATCAAAATCATCGCTTCCTAAAATACTAGCCCAATTTTTGGAATGTTCTTTTTTATATTTAGCAATTTCGTTAGGTGAATTCTTAATAAATCCATGAGCAGTACTTACAATAGTACCCTTAGCTGTTACTCCTGTTACGTGATTTTTATCACAAGAAATTTTAGTTTTCAACGCAAATTCAATTTCTTTACCTCCTTTAGTAGCTTTCACTTTTTGAGTACCAGGACTAGTTACATTACCAAAGGTAATAATAAATGAAGCATCAAAAAACATACTATCACCGTTTTTATTACGTAATTTAGGTTGAGCCATTGGCATAAGTGCGGGTTCAACCCATACTTTATTTACGCAAAGCATTGTATTAGTATAAGGCTGTGATTCCTTACGAGACATTACAATTCTTTGGTTAATAAAATTACTAAATTGTTGTGACATTGCACCTGCATTCCACATAGGTGAATTAGAGTTTTTCTCTATAGACATCTGACAGGGAATAGAACCAATTGAATCCCATAAAAATAATAGATCATAAGGTAAATTTCCTTTTTTCTGTTCATCTAATAGATCAGCAATAAAAGCAGCTACATCTTCAATTGATTGAAGTTGTTCTCTATCAGCATAAAGGAAAAATCCTGTATATTCTTTATTACCCTCTGAATCAATCGTTTCTCCTAAATCAAACCCCATAGCAGACCAATGTTCCCAGCTATGTTTCATCTCAGTTATGATAATAACGGGTAGTACGCCTGTTTTTTGGGCTTCAATTGCGGCCTCAATCATTAGTGTTGTTTTACCTGTATTACTATGACCTCTAACTAAAGTAATATGTCCTTTAGGTATTCCTGGCATTTCTAGGGTTTCAGCTACAGGGTCAGAAAATTTAATCCAAGCCTGTGGTTTAAAATTAGAAGTACCTTGTCCTAGATTTTTACCTTTTTTGAACTTATCAAGTGAGAAAGTCCCAGTAACTGCCTTCCCGACTTTGCCGGAAAGGCTTTCTGTTTTTTTACCGGCCATAAATTAATTAATCTTTAAATAAATCATTAAATTCATCCTCAGTTGGAATCTCCTTTTTAGGAGGAAAAGCTTTATTAGCGATTGGTTTAGAACTTAAAGCAAACTTAGGATCATTTGTAGGTTCAAAATCAGTAGCTGGACCATCTACAATACTTCCTTCTTCTTTAGTTTCTTCTTCAGGGTTTAACCATTCAGCTAAAAATTGTTTAATTTCTTCAAAAGTATAACGTTTTGAGAATGAAACTGGATCTGGTTGATTTTCCATCCATTTATTTAACTCATCACTATTATCAGTTAGTGTTGAAACTTTTAAAGCAGGCATGATACGAGATTTGTTGTATTCAGTTCCTGTAGTTTCAGGTCCTACTGTTTCAACTTTCATATCTCTACCTTCCATAATATCAGTAAAATCTCCGATATCTTCATCAGCAGCTAATAATAGTAATGATTGATAAATTTCTTTACCAAATTCCCATAAACGTACTCCTTTATCTTCTTCACCTCTAACGATAACAGGAGCAAAAACTCTCATTTTTGGTTCAAGTTTCTTAGCTAATTTCCAGTTTTCAGGTTCTTTAGTTTTGCGAAGTTCTTTTGCAAATTCGATAATTGGGTCTTTTTCACCGAAGTTTGAAGGTGAAATAATTGTTCGTTTTCCGATTCCATAATGGAAATATAATTCTCTAAACGGGTTTTCGGGATTGTACTTTGAAGGAACAAACCTTACTAAGGCTTTTCCAACAGTTGGTTTCCAAAAGCTTAATGCTTTTTCGTTAGATTTTTGCCCACCTCCTTTAGGGGCAGATAGGGCGTTCAGCTTGCTTTGAATCAAGTCTAAATTCATAACTTTTTAAATTTAAATGTTAAAACTAATTTATGTGACCGTAAATATAATAAAGATAATTCAGACAGCCAAATATTTTTATAAAGTAATTATCTTAAATCTTTTAATTTATTTGCATCTACTGTTATTTGAACATAATCTCCTAATGCTTCAACTTCACCACCTATAGAATCTATAATTTTTACAAATGCATGGTTAGGTCCTAAAATATCTTTCCAGTTATTGTCATCAAACTCCATACCCTTTCTATCATATTCATCTTCATATACTACAGAAAAAGATACAGTTCCATCATCTTCTATAAATCCTGAATAGTCTCCGCTGTCAGATGTTATCTCCACATAATCATCATCTATATCAATATTAAAATTTTCTTTTAAAAGTTTTCCTTCAGTAAGGAATTTTTTTAGGTTGAATGAATTTCCCATTTGTTATTTGTTATTTGTTATAAATATTAAAATTTTAATTAATTATCAGATTGGACTATATCTGAAAATACTATAGTATTTCCTCTCATTAAAAAATTTCCGGGTGATGGGTCTAATTGATCTGTCATTTCTTCTAAATCAAAAGCTGAATTTAGGTCATTTCTTATTCCTTTTAATTGGTTTAAAAAATTATATTTTTTTATAATGTTTTCATTATTAGGGTCTAATTCTATTAGGATTTTACCTATTTCATCTATTTCTATTTCACCCTCTATAAAGTTATTAAGATAGAATTCTTTTTTATTATAGTGAGGAAATAACATTAAAAATAAATTAAATAAATCTTTTGGGAGTTCATTTAAATACTCCATAACTATAACCCCGGCATATTTACTTTTTTTAGAATATGGGTTTTTTACCCCCTCTTCATATCCTACTACATTATATATTTTAGGTAAATGTTTATAAAAAGATCCTAATAAATCTTCGGCGACATATATATCATATATATTTTTTGTTATTTTTATAACTTTATCAGAGTTCCCAATTCTAAATACTTTTCCATTTTTCCCACTACCTAAAAAGGAATGTTCTTCTTGATATTTAGTAAAGGGAGTTAAATCTCTTTTATATTGGGAAAATAAATTTACTATCTCCCCCCAAGTTTTAGCTTTATTAAAATCAGTTTGAGTAAATTCTTTTAACATTTTTCCTTCAGCAAGAAATTGTTTTAAGTTAAATGTGTTTTCCATAGTTTATAGTGTAATAATCTTGTAAATTTTAGTATCTAATCTTCTTAATTCACCCGTATGTGTCAATAATATACAATTTTGGTAATCTTTCCAATTAATTGTAAATGAAGTATCCAATACTCCTCTATTTAATGATTTGATTAAATCATTTAAAGCATTTATAGTATATAATGTATTAGATTCCTTTTTTCTATGCAACAAAATAGTATTGTGTAATAAACCATCAACTAGATTATTATGATCTATATTGTAGGTGCAAACGTATTCTTCGGTTGAAGCAATATATAATACAAATATTTTATTAAATAATACTGTATATTTAGTTTTTATAGTAGATAAAGTAAAATCCAAGTCTTCTTTACTTGAAAATGTACAAAATAGTTTGTTGTTCATGTTATTATAGTCTAATGAAAAATTTTCATTATCTATAAATATGTTAAAATCATTGATAATTGTGTATGTTTTATCCATTTCGTAACTGTTTGGTAAAATTCTTTATTTATTTTTATATTTCCAAATATATCCTTTAGAGGTTTTAATATTTCCTTTACAACACATAACAATTCCTGAGGAGTATATATGAAGATTAATTTCTATTTCTTTTATATTATCCCATTCTTTAATAAATTCTCCATTTTTATTAAATTGTAAAATTTTCTTTTTAGGTTTCAATTCAAAATTAAAATCTAATGGAGAGGTTTTATATCTCCAAATAAAATTATTAGAGGTTTCTTGGAGCTTATTACAACATGCATAGATATCTGATAGGTTAGTACTAGTATATTTGGAAGCTTTAGTTATACTATCCCATTCTTGTATAATATTACCTTTTAAATCGTACTGTATAACTGATTTTCCTTTTCTATCTTTTAAAAGAATAAAATTGTTATTAATTTTATCAAAATCAAATCTCCAAATAAAATTAAAAGCATATTTTGTTTGTTTTCTACAATTAGCTAATATGTTAGAAGCTTTTAATCCTAATTCATTTTCTACACAAATTGCTCCATCCCATTTTTTAATAAAATTACCTTCTAAATCGTATTGGATTATTTTTTTCTTCCCAACCCCTTTTCTAGCTAATTTAATTTTTTCCCTTGTATTCTTTGTATGAAATTCTACCCCACTTCCACCGCACATTTGTTTATTTTGTAAATCAAAACCCAAATATCTAAAATATTCTATCCAAAATGATTCTAAGGGTTTCCAATACTTTCTATCTAAAGAATTAACTTCATCAATATAAGTAAAAATTAAATCTTTACCAAATCTTTTTTTATGGTTATTTTTTCTAAATTTGTTATTAGTTTTACCTATATAAATTTTATTAGGATCTCCGTAACAATTAGTAATTAGGTAAATTTTTGTAGTTTGAGGAAGAGTTGTAATATTTATCATTGTTGTATGTTTAATTGTGTTGCAACAATAAATATTACTTCTTTAAGCCTCTATTCAGAGGCTTTTATTTTTTTAAGGTTATCATAATCATACCCCCAAGAAATTCTAACCTTAAACCCAAAGCTATGCTCTAATAAATTCTTTATTTCTTTTAATACCTCCTTCCCATCATCTCTATTATAATCTATTAAAATCGAATCATATGTGTAAAGTATAATATTACTTTTTTTATTCTCCAAATATTCTAATACTTTTTTTATTGAATTTACATTATAAAAAGTCTCCCCTGATTGTATAATGTAATTTAATAGTTTTTGAGGGGTTGGGTTCTCAATATTAAATAATTTTCTCCCTCCTATTAACTCTATATATCCCAGGGAATTGTAATCTTGATATATCTTATCTGTATATTCTTTTACCTTGGCAAAAAATGGTATGTCTTTGTATTGCTCAAATACTCCTCCATATAGTTGTTTAAATGTTAATTCTTTGGAGGCTTGATATTGCTCTTCCGTTAGAGTTTCTGTTTTAAAATACATTTTCCCTAAATGAGTATGAACCGAGGCTTCTGTAAATTCATATCCAATTTGTTTTGCTAAAATACGTGGATGATACGAGTCATAATCAAATTCAAATAAATAATCGTTTTGAGGTACAATAGAGGCTCGGGAACCGTTATTTTTACTTAAAGCCGCAAAGTTAATTCCATTAAACGAGTTTGTAGGTCTTGAGGTAAAATTATACAAGTTATATTGAGTATAAATTTTATCTTCTTGTATATTGAATTTAGGATTATTAGGCTTAAAACTCTCGTTAAAAACAGGCATATTCAACGCAATACCTTGCTTTTCAATACCGTAGAATACTTTGATATAATCCTCGTTATAATATGAGATTTCATGTTGTTTTTCGGTCCATTGTTGTACTACATTATAAATTTTTTCTTGAGTCTCATAATGTTTACAAATTGGAATAATTGAGTTTAAATAAGGTTTATCCCCATAAAGTCTTTCAAAATGAGTGTGAATGCTTGTTTGACAATCTTGTATATACGGAGTGATTAGGGTGGTGTGTAGTGAAAGCAAATTTATATCTTGTACTTTATTTTGTAAAAATTCTTCCCCTATTAAATGTGCTGTTGTTTTTTTATCTAAAACGTAAATTAATTCGTGTTTTAAAATAAATTCTTTTACTTTATCTAAAGCAAGATAAAATCCTTCACTATGGTTAATTGTAAAGATTAATCCTTTACCATATTTTGGTTTATAGTAAATTAAAGATACTTCAGTTAATATAGGATGATAGTTTGATGATAGTGGAATAACATTAATATAGCAACTCTCTTGTGGTTGGAGTTGTGATAATTGATCTTGTGTTTCTACTATCCAAAATGACATAACCTTTATTTTTTAATTATAATTTATTACTTTTCTTTCTATTATCTATTTTCCATAAGGGTTGAAGATTAGAATAATGAAAACTTCCATTTTTAGAAACTGGAATTATATGATCTATTTCCCATTCTCCGTAATTTTCCCAAGTCATGTTAGGTTGGAATTGATTTTCTAAGTAGGTTTTTAGGAATTTGTAATCACATCCTAGATATTCAATAGTTTGTTGTTCTTTAATTTTGTTATTATTTTTTAAAGCTAAACGTATTCTAGACCCTATACACATTTTTAATTTATATAATGGGTCAGTGTTGTATTTAGTTTTATTATTTAATTTTTGCCAATTATTAGAATATTCTTTCCATCTTTCTTGGTTTTCCAATATCCATTTTTTACTATATTCTTTATAATAATTAGGATTTTCATTATAATATTTAGAAGTTGGATTTTTTTGTCTAGCTATTTTATTATTTTGTGATTCACAACTTTTACATTTATATTGAAACCCATCTTTAGTAATTTTACTTTTACTAAAATCTTCTAAGGATTTTTCAGTTAAACATTGATTACATTTTTTCATAATTAATTATTTATACTAATAAATATTAAATAAGATGTAAAACATAACCTTTATTTATTTAAATATAAAAAGGCTCCCTATGGGAGCCAAATATTATTTATTAAAAATTTTATTACTAAGATTTAACATCATGAAATATTGATGATTTATTATTTAATTCACATATATAATTTGCTAGAATTTTAGCTTGATCTGAAATTTTATCTGAATTTTGGAACATTTGATCAGAGTCTTGGTATCCCATTTTACGGGCTAAAAAATCATATAGAGTTTCGTAATCTTTTTGTTCTTCTTGGAGTTTCCCTTCAGCAAGGTATTTTTTGAAATCAAAATTTTTCCATTTTTTTAAATTATTATTTTTTTAAATTATTATTTTTTTAATTTTGCTTTGAATGAAGATTGGATTGCTAATTTTCTTGCTTTTTCTTTAGCTTTTTTAATTGCATCTGCTTCAGAAGTTGCTTTTACTTCTATAGTATCAAAATCTGTATCATCTCCATCTTTACCATAACGATATGAATATTCAACTTCATATGTTTTTTCCTCAGTAGATTCTGCCAGGATATCTTGTAAGATATCATTTAATTTAATGTTACTCATATTTTAATTTTTTATTCTTGATTGTATTCTTTAATTATTAAAATACAACCAAAAATTATAATTCCAACTATAAGACCGTAGCCCATTTTTTAATAAACTGTTTTATAATAAATATACAAAAAATATTTTATCTAGCAAACTGAGTTAAATTATTTAGATATTGTTTTATACCTATAAAATTCTTTTCAGCTTGATTTAGTATTTTTTCATTAGTATCAATTATACCAGGTCTTACTTTAATTCCGTTTACTAACTCATCATTTAAAGGACCTGAAATTTGCCATTGGATGGAAATTGCTCTCCAAACTGAGAAGTTGACATCTCCTCGTTGTTTAGTTAAGTTGTCAAAAGTGGTTTTATCTATTTCCATTATTTTAAATTGAGTACCACCTTTTTGTCTTGCAATATATCTTGTAATTCTACCTATTCTATAGTCTGCTTCTGTGGGAGAAGGAGTAAATGGGGTAGGATCTATTAAATTAGCATCTATACTAGAATTTAATCTTTTATAATTTTCAACTGCAGGATTACCAAAATCAAAACTAGCTATTGGAGGAGTCTCAGTTAAAGGAGTTGAAGATCCTTTACTAGGATCAATTCCTGTAAATGATTTACCATCAAAAGTAGTATAATAAGGACCAGTATAATCTTTACCACTAGGAGTTACAAACTGACCTGGGTTAGCTGTTTGGTTTGTTCTTATACGTGATTTAGGGAAATATTTCATATTTTATTAAGAAAGAATAAATTTTTCAATAGCAGCTTTATCAATTACTTTTTTACCATTTAAGAATCTATCACTAAATACGGCTATACCACGGTTTTGTTCAGCTACTGTAGCAGCATATGTAGCACTTTTTTCACTACCTATAATAAAGTTTTGTGGTTTATTTTTAGCAAGTGGATAAAAAGTAGCAATATATAAATCAACAGCTGAAGCAGGTTTCCCACTAGAAAAACCTAAAGATTTAAAATAGGTTTCAACTAAATCTAATTGAGTTAAACCATCCATGTTTTGAATTGCTGATAAACTATAAGTTTTTCCTTTTATAGTTTTAGTAGATCCTCTATTTACATCAGGACAAAATTGAATTAATCCTACACACCCTATACTATTTCTAATAGATGGAGAGAAAGTTCTTGCTGATTCTTTATATATTACTGTTACTAAAGCATCTTCAGTTACCCCAATATTTGCAGCTACTTGTTTTAATTTATTTTTAAATCCAGGATATGTTGCTTCGGCTTTATTGTAAGCAGCTTGCTTACTTGCATTAGAAGTTTGAGAACCACTATTTCCTGCATTTTGAAAATCTGATAGAGATTTTTGTTTATCTTTAGCTGCTTGAATTGCTTTTTTCTCTTCTTCGGTTAGTGGTTCAAATCTAATATTAAGAGTTTGTCCTGTTAATTTAGTTGTCCATTTATTATTACTAAAATCTTGTTCAATTGTATGTAAAATAAAAGCAATTTTTTGTTTTCCTATATCAGAACCTGATTGAATTAAATAAGATGAAGGTAATGAATCTGAAGGTATAGTAAATGCAGAATGAGGTATTATTCCACTTAATCCATCCATTTCTAGACTAAAATCTAATGGTAGAATAACTCCGGCATTAAAAGCATTATCATCTCCTGATTTTAGTGGGTCAGAAAATACTTCTCTAAATGAATTTAGACATGAGTCTATTTTATCTGTAGTAAGTTTTTTTATACCTGCCATAAATTATTTAGTTTTTTAAAAATAATTTCCATCTAATCCTGTTACACTTATATAGTAAGCATCCCAATCATTTTCTATATCACTATCAAAAGTGTTAGGTGAATTATATTTATCTTCTATTAATTCATTAACAGCTCTAATTAAAGCTCTCTCACTATATGAAATTTTATTATTACTATCTCTATCTATCCCATCAAAATTATTTATTATATCATCTACAGATAGATTTCTAATATCTCTTTCTACTGTCTTTAAAACTTCGTCCATTTCTTTTATTTCAGAAGTTAAAGTAGGATATTTAGAGTAAAATGATTTATAACCTGATTTAGCTTTGAAGAAGAAATCTCTAAATATATCTTTAAATTTATTATCTTCTATATCAGTTCCACTTTCAGCTGCTGCTCTATTTTTACTAGCTTCATTTGCTTTAGTTATTTCTTCATTAACTTCTTCTTCAGTAAGAGCACTAGCTCCTCCTTCTCCATCATAAATATTTAGAATATAATCTCTTAATTCTATATATCTTTGTGTAACATCATCATTAGTACTAGCATTTTTGTTTAAATCATTTGCTGAGTCTACTCTAACTGTACCTAATCTATTATATAGACCTTTATTTAGGTGAGAAAAAGCTAATGCATTTTCTGCTCCTTGTACTCCATATGGTTGAGCTTGAGCAGCTACTACAATCATAGCTGCGGTATTAGGAGCTATTTTAGAAGTATAACTAAAATTATATACTATACTTTTTTTACCTAAAATAGGTATTTCGGTATAATAATTATCAGGAATAGATTGATTAGGTCCTACTGTTCTTCTATCATCTAATATTCTAATACATCTAGTATCGTCATCTGGAACTATTCTAAATTCATTATAACCGCCTGTAGCTTTTGAGATCCCATCTAATATATCTTTAACTAAATCTACAAAGTAGATATCTCCTTTAGTGTTAGTAGCCCTCCATTTTTTCATTAAATTTGCTACATAATTTATGTTTACTAAGGTATACATAAATTTTCCTCCTAAGTCTGCATCTCCAATTCCAGGAGCATTAATATTATCTCCGTAAAAAGTAAAAGTATTCTTAAAATTATCAAAATAGTTAGAAGTTATTCCAAAAGGTAATTGTTGAGATCCTATTAAACATATTGTAGGATCTAAAGAACAATGTCCAGGAAATGTATAACATCTATTAGTTTCAGGGTTTACATCTATATAGATGTAAGGTTTTTGATTAGTTGAATTGGTATCATTTTCACCTCGTTCATATATCATCCCTAATTTATTTATTAATAATAATAAATGTCCTAATGTAATATAAACTTGTTCTAATCCAGGTTTTGTATCATCATTATTATTTAAACCTTCTCCATCAATTTCATACCCTGCAACAAGTCTAGCAAAAAATTTCATAGGATCAATTTCAGGAACTATAGAATCTATATTACTAGTATGGGGTTCATTCATACCAGGAGTATTAATTAAACGATAATTATAACCTTTTCTTATCAATTCTGAATTTTGAGACCAATTAGATATGCTTATATTATCTATGCTAAATATGGAATCTAGCCAATCTTTATAGGTTTTATCAAAATCTACTAATGAACCTGATACATTATTTGAGTTAATTACATTATTTTGGTATATATTAAATAGGGCACTATTTAATAATGATAAATTTTGATCTGCTACTACAGGATATATTGAACCTGTATTAATTGAACCCGTAACATTAGATTGAAATTCACCTGATAAGTTTACTTTTAATGATTCTAAAATATCACCTGCTCCTACTAATTGTACTTGACAGTTAAATCTTCCATTTCCATCTAGACTATAAGTAAAGTTTTTAACAGTTCCCCAAGAAGCATCATAATTTCCAAAATGATTTTTTCGGTTAGCTGCTATCTTTTCCATTAAATCTTCTTTAGTATGAATACCATAGAAAGGAAGAGGTGTTGGAGTAGTTTCTATTTTTTCTGTATCATTATTAATATAGTAAGTATGACCCCATTCAACTAAAACACCAAATCCTAGTTTCATATAAAGAGCCTCCATTATATTTAATTGCTCTATATTGTGGCATACAAAATCAAAAGTAGTTTCTTTTAAAGTACCTAATTTACCTCCAGTTTTTATTGAAATGTTAGTTAAACCAGGCATAGGAACTAAACCAAAATCAGTTCCTCCTATACCATAAGCCCCATCAGGGCCTACTCCTGATCGTAAAACATAAGAATCTGCTCCTCCTAAATGGTTTAATACTCCCCCTTGTAAAATATATTTTTTAGAGAGTTCATCTCCTTTTAATCCTTGATATCTTTTATTTTCAGATTTAACATTAGCACCTGAGCTAATTCGGATCCAAACATTTTTATTTGATAGCCAATTTAATTCTGATGAACTTCTATAGTCTTTATTAACTAAAGCTTTACGTTTTTCTATTTGGGTGGCTACGTAAGGTTGGAAAGCAGAACCAGCAATATTAGTGTAATCTAAATTAGCCATAACTTATTATATATTATTTGATTGGTTGTATTTTGACAAAAGAATTGATAAATCTTTAGGTATTCTTAAATATACTCCTGTTGGTGGATAAATTGAATCACCTTCTAA